CGTGGTCCGAAGTGTCCGACGCCTTTGTTACCGGTTACCTGCTGGAGTACAAGCCCCAGTGGGCGCCTGAGTGGTCGGTGCTGCCGATTCTGCGCGACACCACCGTCACACTCAACGACCTGGCCGTTGACACCTACCAGTTCAGGCTGCGGGCCATCAACACCTTCCAGGCCAAGAGCGCCTACAGCCCCACAGTCACCAAGGAACTGCTGGGCCTGACCGCACCACCGGCTAGCGTCGCTAACTTTTCAGTGAGCAAGGTCGGCGGTGTGGCTGTAGGCGCTTGGGACTTAACGGGCGACCTCGACGTGCGCATTGGCGGGCGCGTGGTGGTGCGCCACAGCCCGCAGACAACAGGCGCAACTTGGCAGGACGGCGTGGTGTTGGACGAGTTTGCTGGCGACAGCGTGAGCGGGCTGCTGCCCCTCATCACCGGCACCTACATGGCCAAGTTCAAAGACTCGTCTGGCACCTTCAGCACCAGCATGGTGAGCTTTTTGGCGACCGAGGGCTTGGTCACCGGCTTCACCACCGTTGCCACCAGCACACAAGAGCCCACGTTCACCGGTACAAAAACCGGCACCGCCGTGGCATCTGGCGCTTTGCAGCTAGACACTGCCTTGCTGTTTGACGCAGCCACCGGCCTGTTTGATGCGAGCAGCGGCAATTTCGACAGCCTGGGTGGCATCAGCCTGGCAGGCTCTTATGCGTTCGATGCCTACCTGGACCTCGCCAGCATAGCCACCCGCCGCCTGGAAGCAGACATCAAGGTCTACTCATTCAACAGTCAAAACCTGTTTGACGACCGCACTGGCCTCTTTGACGACAACAGCGGCGACTTTGACGGAACTTCCATCAACGACTGCGACGCCACCCTGTACTACGCCGCCACCAATGGCGACCCCGCAGCGTCCCCCATTTGGGGCGCATGGACCCCGTTTTTTGTGGCGGACGTAACCTGCCGCGCTGTCAAGTTCAGGCTTGATCTGGTTAGCGCCAATGCCACCAACAACATCGCCGTCAGCACCCTGAGTGTTGACATAAAAACCCCGATTTAAGAACCCCCATTTAACGAAGGAAGCAAATGTCACAACACGACATGGACGTAGCCAACCAGGCATTCGCAGCAACACGGGCAGACATCAACGCCGCGCTGTTAGCCCTGGCCAGCAACAACAGCGGTGCCACCGCCCCCGCTACGCACTACGCCTACCAATGGTGGGCAGACACCACTGCGGGAATTTTGAAGCAGCGCAACGCCGCCAACAGCGCCTGGTTAAATGTGCTGAACCTGGCCACAGGCCTGCCCGCAGCATCAGGCAGCCCGACCGCCAGCACCTACCTGCGCGGCGATGGTGCCTGGGCAACCATATCGGGCGCTGTGGGCCTCTTCAACAAAGCCAGTTCCCTAAGCGTAGCCTTCACCAAAACCGGCGCTGGCACCCTGAACATCAAGGCGGGCACCACGGTAGACGTTTGGGGCACGGCTGTCACCTTCGCCACAGCCACAGCACTCACCATGCCCACACTCAACGCAGGGGTGGACTACGCCATTTACGCTTGCGCCGATGGCACCGTGCGGGCCGACTCCAATTTCACCAACCCCACCGGCTACACCACAGCCAACAGCCGCTTGATCGGCGGCTTCCATTACGGGCTGGTGGCAGGCGGCACTACCGTGGCGGGTGGCTCGTTCAACAGCGCAGGCAGCGTGCAAACCGGCGGCATGGTGTGGACGCAGGGGCAGGTTGACGACATTGCTGGCATCAACAAATACAGCCTGTGGGATTTGTACTGGCGCACCAATGTTGCCGACCTGCGGGCACAAAAAGGCTTTGTGCTGACCGACGCGGGCACTTGGGTAGCCATCTATTTCACCGGCACCGATGCTGACACCAACGGCCTGAGCAAATACAACACCGATGTGGCCAGCGGCACCGTGTTGCCAAAAATACCCACCACCATGGGCGGCAATGGCACGTTGACCTATGCCGACTACAACTGGTGGCGTGCCAGCGAACATGCCCGCGCCTACGGGGCTAGGTTGCTCACCGATGCCGAAGCCAACATCGCATTCTTTGGCGTGACAGAAAACCAGTCGCTGGGCGGCGCTGCCAGCACCATCCCGCTGACCACCCGCGCAGCAGGCTACACCAGCAAATACGGCGTGGAGCAGGCTACCGGCCATCATTGGGTATGGGGTGACGATAGCTCGGGCACAACCGCATCAGCTTATGTGGCAAACGGTGGCCGGGGTCAGTCCTACGCCAGCGGAACAACGAAGGTGATCCTTGGCGGCGATCGCGGCGGCGCGGCCAATTCCGGCTCTCGCACGTCCTTCTGGAACTACGGGCCGACGTACTCGGGTTGGCCCGTTGGTTTGCGGGCCGCCTGCGACCACTTGATGCTTGCTTGACGCGGCGAAAGCCGTGGCACTGCACTGGAGCACACCAACATGGAGGTCTTAAAAGACGAATTGACCAGCCACAAGGAAATGGCCATCGTCGAACGCTTTGGGGTGTTTGTGGATTACACCTACCCCATCGCTATCAACATCCGCCGCACGCACCATGTGGTGCGCGACATGCTCATAGGCAGCATGTTCGATCAGGCGAATCTGTTTGCGCAGGCGGGTAAGTCCAGCCAAGTCTCGCGGCTCTACGCTGCGGATGCAGGGCTTGCCCACTTGCGCTTTCAACTGAGGTTCTTGGCCGATGAAAAACGCAGGCTCATCAGCCGACACCAGCATGAGGTTGCATCCGTGCATCTGGCTGAGGTTGGCAGGATGCTCGGCTCGTGGATCAAAGGCCGTGCCTCAGACAAAGGGTGACCATGGATAAAAGCGGCCTTCGCGTCAGCGCGGCCAATTCCGGCTCTCGCACGTCCAACTGGAACAACGGGCCGACGAACTCGAATTGGAACATTGGTTTGCGGGCCGCCTGCGACGACAAACACACCCGCAATGGACGGTCAAGGCCCCCATTGCAGACTCAACTCTTTTGTTGTGGTCGGCCATGTCACCCGCTTCGGCAAATACATATCGGGGTCAAGAGAGCGTGGAGTAGCGAAACATCGAAACACGCACTTGCTAGTTTTACCAACAAAGGCCCCATGGGACAAAAGTACCGCAACCTGATCGAGCAGATCGCCACCACCGACAACCTGTACAGCGCCTACCGCAAAGCCATGCGCGGCAAGCGCTACACCGCAGGCCACCTGGCATTCAAGCAACACCTTGCCGCCAACATTGGCATGCTGCGTGATGCCCTGCTGGATGGCAGCTACCGCCCCAGTGAGCCGCGTAAGTTCATGGTGTACGAGCCCAAGCCCCGCCAAATATCGGCCCTGCCGTTTGGTGACCGGGTGGTGCAGCACGCGCTGTGCAACATCATCGAACCCATATTCGAGCGCACCTTTCTGCCCAACAGCCACGCCTGCCGTACCGGGCGCGGTACCCATACCGCCGTGGTGGCAGCGCAGGCTCATATGCGCCGTGGCCACACCTGGGTGCTGAAAATGGACTTTGCCAAGTTCTTTGCCAGCGTAGACCGCGCCACCCTGCATGCCGAGATTGGCCGCAAAGTGAGCTGCCGTGCCACGCTGGCGTTGATAAGCCACATCGTGCCCACCACTGGTACCGGCCTGCCCATAGGCAACCTCACCAGCCAGCTATTTGCCAACGTCTACGGCCATGTGTGGGATCGCTTCATTACCCACAAGCTCAAGCTGAGCGCGTGGATTCGCTACATGGACGACACCGTGATCTTTGCCCACAGCCGCGAAGTGCTGGCCGTGATACAGCATGGGCTCAAGTGGTTTGCTGGCCAGACGCTCAAGATGACTTTCTCCAAGTGGAGCATCCGCAAGTGCATCGCCGGCCTGCCGTGGCTGGGCTACCGCGTGTGGCCAACGCACAAGCTGCTGCTGCGCGCCAGCGTTGTTCGCGCCAAAGAAAAGCTGGCCAGCTACCGCACTCAGGGCCTGACTGAACAACGCGCCCGGTTCATTGCCGCCTGGCGCGGGCACGCCCAGTGGGCCAACTCTTTCAACCTTCTCAACCGCCTTGGAGTTTTAGCATGACGCATTACTACAGCCCCCACACCGGGGAACATATCCAGACCGACAACCCCGCCGACTGGATGGAGCAGACCGACATTGCACCGCCCGCGATTGATGCGCAAACCGCTGGATGCTTTTTCCGCAATGGGGCTTGGGAAGTGGTGCAGGCCCTGCCTGCGCCTGCGGCACCCATCGCACCCATCAGCCCCCGCCAAATCCGCCAAGCCCTGACCCGCGCGGGACTGCGTGCATCGGTTGAAGCGGCCGTGGCTGCGGGAGATCAAGACCTCAAAGACTGGTATGAATTCAGCACGTCT